CCGCAGCATCGACAGTCCGAAGACGCTCAACGTCTGCCGTCGCAGTCGCCGATACGGATACCGCAGCAGCGACATGCTGAAGACGTTCAACATCTGCCGTTGCGGTTGCCGATACAGATGCCGCCGCGGCGACATGCTGAAGACGCTTAACATCTGCCGTTGCGGCCGCCGATACGGATACCGCCGCAGCGGCTTCAAACAGGTTTAGGTCGTCAAGCTGCTCAAGCGTACCGTACGCATCGAGATCATCCATCGACCCCCAAGCATCAAGCTGCTCAAGGGTCGGACCCAGAATTTCAGCCACATTAGGCGGCGGTAATATCCAGGTCGCCGGCGCTGATCCGCAGGATATCGCCCGACGTGATCGTCTTCGCCGAGCTAAATGCGCCGTGGATCAGCAGATTCCCGCTCGTCGATGCGTCAAACAAACCAAAATGGGACACGCTACCCCAGGTTCCGGTCGCAGCATCGAATTCCACCGTGCCGCTATTCGAGGTGGTGCCGGAAGACGCTGCGGAAAAGGTCACTGCCTTGCGCGAGTAATTATTCCCGGTCAATTCGGTGCCGCTATTGTCGTCGGCGAAACTGCCGGTGGACAGGCCAATATAGACGTTCGACGGCATCGTGAACGCGCCGGTTCCGAGCATGTGGTCGAGAATTTCATTTTCAAGATAGTCTGACATTGCACTCATACAACTTCTCCATAATCGCTGGTCATTGAAAGGGGACCGGAAAACCGCGCGCGGTCTTCGTCGGCCTGGATTGCGGCGGCTGCACGCTGAAATAGCGCATCATGCTGCCCCTGCTTTTGGTCGTCCATCAGGTAGCCGAAGGCTTCTGCGAGCGCACCGTGCAGATACAAATCGGGGTGGCGGGTGAGAATATTGTTCGTCGTGTTGCTGTCGCTTAACGCGCTGACATTCGCGACATAGGTGATCTCCGCGGTATGCGTGTCGTCGGGCGTGGGCCGGAAATATATCTCGGTGCCGACAATCGAATACGCTTTTGGCTTGCCGTTGCCGGTAGAGGGATATTCCCGATCCGCTTGTTCCGGTGTCATGTATTTGAGGATCGTGCGCGGCGACGTGTTTAAACGGACGTGGCGAATGGCGCGTACATCGGTCGGCAGCGACACATACGCATCGCCTGCCGTCAGCGTTGCGGTCACGCGGGTTTCCTGGCTTCGCGTTTCCAGTTCCCGGTTCATGCGGGCTTCGGCCAGCGCGATAAATTCGGCGGCGCGGTCTGCCATATCGGTGCGCGCGAGCCAGTTATCTATCGCGGTTTTTAGTTCCGCGAAGGTCGAAATCGCCATCAGATTTTTCCTGCGGTCGTCCTAAAAAACCGATTTTCGGGATCGTTCAGCCACTTTTTCCAAGCGGCCAAATTGTGCCGTGGCTCGCCCAACTTTCGGACCAGATCGTAGTAAAGTGACGCCGGGATATCCGCGACCTTGTGATGGTGGTGGCTGCCGGTTTGGTATCCGCCGGGTTGCCAATCGTTCGCGGCGCGCTTGTTGGCTTCCAAGATCGGATCTACCGCTTGCCGCGTGACGACGTGCATGTCGTCGCCGCTCGTCTCGAAAGTCGTGACTTTGCCGGGTGCTGTGTTCAACAATTTCTTCATGCAAGAAAAAGGGAGGGCCGAAGCCCTCCCCCTCCGTTACTAGGTCGTTGACAAATCGACCACCGCTGCGTGCGCCTTCGGGGCCTTCATAATGAGGGTCCACTCGGACACAATGCTGAAGCGGGTGGCGTCACCCACGGGGGCAACGTCGCTTGCCGAGAACAAACGTCCCGGCAAATGGCCGATGCTGTAATGGTCGGAATCGAGCAGCAGCACTTCCGTGTTCGCTGCCTGCCTGTCGATGACCACGTTCAAGGTGCCGAAATCCGTCAGATACATCGACACGCTGCCGATGATTACTGCCTCTTGTGGATTCCCGGCAGTCATGTGCAACTGGTTCGTCACCGCGCTGCCGCTAGACAGGTCGGAGAACGCAACCTTGTTTGCTGGCGAAACAACCAGCATGTCGGGCGAGCCGCCATCGTCATATGCCGCCTTCATGGCACTGTCGATTTTGGCAAGCGAAAGCGCAGCATTCGTGCCCGCCATGTCGGATACGTCAGAACCGTCGCCGGTTGGCGTCGTCGTCGCGCCCTCTAACACCGTATTGGTGATGTAGGACAACAGCTTGCCCGCCTTGCGGGGGTCGCTGGATGACCGGGCTTCGTTCTTGAACAGAGCCTTGTCGATGTCACGTCGTTGCTCGATGCCTTTGAGCAGTTTGACATAGGCCGTTTCTTTATCGCGGCCTGCTTTGTCAACGGCGTCCAAAGTGCCACTAACCGATGCGGCTTGGACACTGATTTGGTGGTCGGATTGTTATCGCAAACCTGTTTATGATTTGCTTCTACCGTTTCATGTAAGGTTATAGCGGTAGCCCAGACTATATCTTCGCTTTCGCGTCGGGCGCTCGTGGGCAGATTATTCTTTCGTCACTGCCTAGTCGTTGGACCTTCACCACCCCTCAATCTTGCGATATCCATGTGGCGCTTGGCTGCTGATTACCCACCTCTGGGCGTCCCAGCAATTCACCCGATTATTTTTTCTACGTTAGGCGGCTATTGCCGTCTCCCATAGGGGAACCGGACAGTTCCCGATGCGGCTCGTTGCGGTGGGGTTCGTATAGCTGAAGTCAGCGCCTTCGTTGACATAGTTGGTGTCAGACGCTGCCGTCAGTTCTTGACAAATGTTCGACCTAATTCGCTACGTTAGGCCCTGTACGAAACAGCTTACACTCTAGTGTAAGATCGGACTATATCTTCACCCTCATACGAGGGGCTGGGCGCTTCCACCGCGCTTGCGGTGTACTCCTTGCGGATAGTCTCTGAACGTTCCGAACGAATTCGGCTTCGCTGCTGATTGCCCTCGGCGTTACCGTTAGGGTTTCCCAGCAATTCACCCAGTTGCAATTCGCCATTACTGACGAACGAGGCTCAAGATTAAACCTGCCATTCGTGGAAGACACCCTTGGTGACCTCCTTCTTCGCATTCGAGAAAATAGGGGTCTCGTCGGGGTCGATTCTCGCGATCACATTGCTCAAATCTTCCCGCTCGCCTACCGCGCTCGCGGTTGTATAAGTAGCCATTATGGCCTCCTATTGGTTGAGAAGATAATCCACGGCAGCATCCATGGCCTTAGAGCCTTTCTGCTTGCCGATGTTCTGAAGCTGTTGCCGCTTCCTTTTCGCTGAAGTCTCGCGTTTCGTCGTAGGTTGCCCGGCTTTTGCCATCTTCGGAGCCTTTTTCGCCTTTTTCGTTGCGGCGGGCTTTTGCTTCATAAGCTCGTCGTACAGATACGCCTTGCGAAGCGCATTGATTGCACGATGATCTCCCGCAGCCTGTAATTCGTCTGCGGTATAACCGAGATGCCGCTGCGCATAGGTGTAGACCGCAGTCTTCTCTTTCTGCGCCACATCTGGGTCACGCCATTCGGGAATGGCTTGCAAAAGTTTTTGGCCCTCTTGTTTCAAACGCTCCTGCGCTTGAGCTTGCAAGGTTGCCATTTGCTCCTGATGTACCCGCTCTTTTTCCGCCTGCACTTGGGCCATCGCTTCCCTTCGGTCGCGATAGGCGTCACGTTGACGAATGTATTCAAGCGGGTCTTCTGCATTCAGATTGTCCCAAAATTCCTGGGTCGGCTCTGATTGCTGAAGCGCGGCCTCGACGGCTGCGAGTTGTTCGGCGTAGCTCTGACGCTGCGCCTCAAGCGCCCGCAGTTCCGCTTCGGCCTTTTTCCGGCCTTCCGCGACCTGCTGCGTTTTGCGCGTGTAGTCGCTCTGACGCATATAGCCCGACTGCAACTCGTCGAGCGTCAGATCGACCTCGTCGTCGCCGACGCGGACGCGGTACGTTTGCACCGGCTCTTCTTCGGCTTCGACTACCTCCTCGGCTTCCTCGGCTTCCTCGGTTTCATCTTCTTCGGCCTCATCGGCCTGCAAGATGTCCTCGTCGTCCTCGGTTTCCTCGACGGCTTCGACCTCAACCTCATCATCGGTTTCGGCAACAACTTCCGGCTGCGTGGGCGTTTCCTCAACGGGGGCCTCGGCGGCAAGAAGAGAGTCTACTGCAGACGCAATAGACAGCGGAGTCGCTTGCGCGGTTGCTTCGCTCATAAAATCTCCAAATTTAAATGTGACTGCCTTGCGGCTTGGTCAGTGCATCGATTGCCGATGCACCTCGTCCTCGGCCATCGCGCCAGTTTCAATGACGCTTTTAAGATGGCCGTGGAATTCTTCCAGCGCTTGCATCAAAAAATACAGACGCTCGCGGCCACTGATATCGCTGTGCGATGACGCGGCCCATTCCGACTTATACCGCTCGCGCAGATAATCCAGCGCCTCGGTGAAAATCTCGTTGCGGAAAACTTCCTTCGCCTTTACGGCGCGGTAGATTTCCGCTCTGCGCTTACCTTCGTCCATCAGGCGCGCGGCAGATTGGTACTGATATCAAGGCCGGTCGATGCTTCGATGCCGCGCAACTGCGCTTCCATCTGCATTTCTTGGGCGCGCAATTCCATCTTCATCTGCATTTCTTCGCGCTTCAACTGCATCTCGGCAGCAGCCTTTTCACGCTTCATTTCGATCTCGGCCTGCATCTTCATGCGGTCGCTTTCGATCTCGGCTTGCGCTTTCGCGCGCTCCAATTCGATGGCCTCATCTTGCGGCGATTTCTGCTCCGCATGGCGCGCCTGGATTTTCTGCTGCAATTCGGGCGGCAGATTGTCGGGGTCGAGCAGGAAAGCGCTGCTGTCCTTGAAGCCGGACAGTTCGATAATCCGCGCCAGCGTGTCGCGGTATTGCTGCAGCGTACATAGCGGGTTGGCAACGCCCAGCTTGGTCAGAATTTCTTCCTGCTTCTGCGCCACTTGCGTCAGGACCGCGATGCGCTTTTCCGTATCCCCGGTGCCGATGCCGACCTCTATGATCGTATCAAATTCGGTATCCCATTCTTGCGGGTCCATCGGGACGAATTTATTCCGCAGCCGCACGATGCGCGGCCCCTGCTGATAAGTCTGCACCAGCCGCAAGATTGATTGCATCAAATGCTTCACGCCGGTTTCGGCGAAGACGCGCGCGATCATTTCGATCTTTTGCTGACTTGCGCTGATCGTGGCCGCAACCGCTGCGCGGGTGGACGATTGCAAACTGTCAGGGTCAAGCCCCTGGCTTGCCCTAGTCATACCCGTGCGGTTTTCCTTAACCTGATCGATATATTGCAGCAACGGGAAAGCCATCTGGTTGATGGCCGGCGGCGTAATCGGCTGCACCATGCCAGGGGCGCGCATTCTGACAACGCCGCCGGGGCGGTTGCTCATAAGATCGTCAATATTCACCTGACCTTCGACCGCTGCGATGCGCGCGTTGTTGGTCAAGTATACGTTATCAAGTTGCTGGCGAAGCAGAGACGACTTGATTTCCTGCAAGTCCTTGACCAACTCCGCAATGCTGCGGCCTACCATGCGGTGCGGCATCAAGATCGGCGACACGACGCTGAACGGCATCATGCCGTAGGGTTCGTTCTTGACGATCTCATACCCTGCGCCGATGCAGCAGACGCGGCGCAGTTCCGCGATGCCGTCGTCGTCGTAGTCGGTCTTTATATATGCTTCCGTGTAAAGGACGCTCTGCTGGCTGGGATCGAGCGTGCTGTCTTCCTGGCCGCTTTCTAAATCCTCGAAACGCTCTTGCCGCTCGTCGTCAACCTCGTTAAATCCGGCGTTGCTTTCGACCAATTCTCGGTCATAGCCCATCGCGATAAGATCGCTTGCAGGCAGCCGTGTCCGATGCGCGGCAAAGCGGCAGTCGTCCATCGACTTGGCGCGGCGATTAAACAGAAATTCTTCCGGCGGAATATTCTCGACGCAGACGCGACCGTCGCGCTCCGTTTTCTTGACGCGCACGTCAAAAGTCATCGGTGCCGGGAGGACGGTGCCGTCAGGTAAAACCTGATCCTCGCCCATCGACTCCATCTCCTGCTCGACCACTTCGATATCAGGGTCGGCAAGTAATGCCGTTAATTCGTCTTCGGTGAGGCCAATATAACTGTCTTCTGTGACAGTCTCCGTTTCGTCGTAGTAGCTTTTTACAACGCCATACTTGAATAACAGCGCGTCCTTCAAGAAATTGTGAAGAATTACGAAGCCATTATTGTCGCTATTGAGGATGAAATTAACATAGTCAGTTGCTTGGTCAGCAGCCTCAACATCTTCCGGCCCGCGCGGCGCGAAACGCACAAAATCGCCCGATGCCGTGAAAATTTTCATCAGCGATGGCAGCATCGCCTCGACCGTATCAGCAACGTCGCTGCTGACGACCGCAGAGCGGCCAGCTAGTTCGTTGCCGAACGGCTCGCCCAGATAGTAATCCATCGTCTCGATGCGGTCGGACGACAACTCCGTGTCGTGGTAGTTGACCGCAGATTCGATTTCGTTGCGGACGATTCCATGGAATTCGATATCGTCTTTTTTAGCCATGTTCGCCCTGCATGATTTTCGAGGCTGCAACGCCTAAATCGTAAAGATGCCCGTCGAGGTCGGTGCCGGGTTTCGCGCGTTTCGTAATGAAAACCTCGCACGGTTTCCCGTCGCGCGGGTCGAAGCCGACGCTGACGATAAACGGGCCGACCGTTTCGCTTATTTGATGGCGGCGAGTGGGGAGGTCAGTCATTCAACGCCTCGCCATCCCGTTCCAGAATTTTGGAACGATCCAAAACGTCCTGATCCCAGGTGACGTAGTTGCGGGTGCCACCCGCCTGACTGTCCGTAATAGCTTTTGTCAGCGCCGGGGACGGGTCCCAATCACTCAAGCGCCCACTGTATGCCGCGCTGATCGCCTGCGCTGGATAATCGAAACCAAGCCAATCATCATCGGCAAGCGCGCGCAGCACCGCATCGTTGGCTGGCGAGAAATGCCCGGTCCCGATCAGCTCTGTCACATCCTCAATATCAGCATACTCCGGCAACTCATCTAAGAATGCCCGCTTTATTTGGTTTAGCGGGCGGTTCCGGCTCATGCCGTCATAGTATTTGAGGCCGGGGATGCCGTCTTTTCTAAGGGCCGCAGAAGCGTCTTCCTGCCCTGCCCCAAATTCTCTGGCGTAAGAACGGTAGATATCTTTTCCCGTCATGTTTGGGTCTACTGTGAAAACAGATTTTCCAACTGCTATACCGTTCTTGATGCGTGAGGCATGGCGCTTGGCTTCTTCTACACTGCTAGCTTTATTATATTTTAATTCGCCGATTTTTCTTATATCCAACGCCTTCCGCACCGCTTCCGGCTGCTCACTCAACGGCGCATCCCAATCAAGATACTTCGCAACATCGGCGTCGGGAATGTCGAGTTTGTAGAGGTACGCGCCTTCCGGCATTCCGTATTTTTCAATGGTTTCCTGCACCATTTTGTGGTGCAGCGCATCGCGTTGTGCTTCCAGCGTCACACGCTGCGCGTCAATGTTTTTGCGGGCGGCTTCATCACCAATTTGGGCAAGCCAATCGTCGTTTAGCTTGTTTATTTGCCCCGACAAATCATCCCATTCCGGCAGATACTTTTCGGCAACATCCGGCGCAGGACTAACGGTATCTGTTAAATCCCCGGCGTTTCGCTTGAACGTGTTGTAATAATCCCCGGCAACGCCCTTATTTTCCGCCGAATAAAACCCATGCCCATACGCCTGATTGCCTTCGCCCGTTCCAATCTTGTCGAGCCTTGGGCGTCCATGCGGGAAGTCTGGCTCCGCTGCCCACCTGTGAGGGCCGCCGTGCCAAAGGTTCATGCCCAACGCGCCGGAAGGGGCGCGGCCTAACAAGCCGCCGCCGAGCATCGTATCCATAGCCATCTGCGTGACTTCTTCCGGTGCCGGTTGGTAACCCTGCGCGGCTGCGCCTGGAAGCATTGCACTCTTCAGCATGTCCACCAGAAATTGCGGCGCGCCAAATTCAACGCTGCCGCGTCCAGTATCGTCGCCGCCAACCTCAACCAGCGGCAGGATCGCAGACCGATGCCCTACGCGCGGATCAAGCAAATTCGCCAGCCACGCCTCGCGTGGATCAGCGAACAGGCCGGTCGGCTGGTTTAACAGGCTTGTCATGTTTCACTTTCTTAGGACGCCCGCGCTTGGGCGGCGGCTTGCTGCGGTCGCGCATATACACCATCGTAAACGGCTGCGCGTTGCGCGGAATTTCAACGCCCACGTTTTTTCCTCGTCACCTTCTTGCCGGTTTTCTTGGCGTATGCGCTGGCTGCCTTGCGGCCCGCCTTGCTATAGCTGAAATGCTTTTTCCCGACTTTAGGCATCTGCTTTGCTCCTAAAACTCGCCAGGGTCAAAGCCCTCGCCCATGTCCTCATCGAACGCGCCAATCGTATCTACAGCGTCAGCAGTATCGTCAGCGTCAGCGAAGCCGCCGATGCCGCCGAATTCCATCGGATCAATGTTGAAGCCAGCAAGATCGACAGGATCAACATTGTCGCCGGAAAGGAAGTTGTAACCGCGCGCTACCGTGAATGGCAGCCCAAGCCCTGCCGCACCAAAAATTAGGCTTGCGAGTGCAAAAGACCCCGGAGACAGTTGCTCATCCATTCCAGGCAATACTGCCTGATCGCCGGTATCCGCCTCGTTTGGATCGATGACCAATTCCTGCGGGATCACAGGGAATTCATCAAGACCCCATACGGCGGGGCCTGACCAAATGGATTCTGGCCCAGGAACCGATGAGCCAACAGTCGTGGTGCGCGGCGATAAAAGGCCATCTGCCGGCACGGGGGATGCCTCTATTGGGATGCCGAATGCGTCGTAGCTGTCGGCAAAGGGGCTGGGGGCTAAGTCTGAAAATAGACCCGGAGCAGCGGCGGGGGCAGCGCTATATGTCGACGCCTGACGCTGCGTAACCGGTGCCGGGAGATTGGCGTATGCCTGGGCTGCGGCCAGGGCTTCATCTAGTCGCCCCCGCGACAAGATGGGGGCGGGCAGAAGTGAATTCTCGTACTTCCGGCGCGCCTCATTGACAACTTCGACCGGCGGCAAAAATTGTCCGCTGCTGTAGCTCTGCCCCGTATCAGCGTACGTTGCAGTGCCAAGAGCGCCTTCCAAGGCGTGCGCGCGGTCTATGTAAGACCTATTCTCGCGGCTGTGGGCCAAGCCGGTCAGCGGGTCAACGGGGGCATTCTGGTCCGACAACCCCCAAAAACTCTCATCGAATCCCGGAAACTGGTATGTGTCACGATCCTCGACACCGAAGACACCGGCAGCGTCAAGATAGTCCCGCCGATAATCATCCTTTGATAGTTTCCCGGTGACATAGTCGTATGTCAGTTGATCGAGGTGCGGGATGTCAGACGACATAACTCGTGTCCGGCTCAAAGTGGCGGTTCCACGCGTAGCGGGTGCCATGCGCGCCAACGACTGCGTTGCTGGCAAATGTTAGGCAGAAAGCATCTGCGAGGTCGGGCGAGCGGACGCCGCGCTTGCGCATCTCATCCTTGCTTTCAATCTTAATTTTACCTGAACTGGTGAATGCGAAGCGCGGTGCGGCGAGTTCCGCGACCAGTGTCTGATCGTCGGGAATGTGACAATCCTTAGCCTCAAACCACTCGCGGCAGCGATACCAAAGTTCGTCGCGCAGCCGCATGTATTTCTGCCCCATACTGGCGCTCTCGGCGACGTTGATGCCGCGTGCCGGCAAATCTAGTTCGATGCAGCGGTCCACGACGCCCGCGCCGATGCCGATCACGTCGATGCAAATCTCGTCGGGGCGGTCCATGATGGGGGTGGAGTCATATTCGGACTGGATTATGCCGCACAATTCCATCGTTGATTTGTCGCGCCACGTCTTGGGCGGCTCCATCAGCGTGTTGCCGCGGCGCTTTGCAAGGGCCGATCTGTCGCTGCCGTACCGGGCGCAGTCAACGCCCCATATGACGGGGGCCGTTTCCGATGCTTCAACGTCGCGGACTAAAGCCGCTTCGATGAGGTGCAGCGGCACAAGCGTATCCTCGTCCGCTTGCGGAAATTCGCCCAGCACGCGGACGCGGAAGCTGTTGCTGCTTTCGCCGTATCTCGCGCCCATGTCGCGGATGAAGTCATCGCTGACTAGGGGGTTGTCGTAGCAGCTTACCTTTTGCGTCCACCAATCCGGGGCGAGTTCCGTATGTGTGCGGTAAAAGAATCCGGTGCCGCGCACGGGGTTGCCGAGAAGCAGGGTGGTGGCGTTGTGGCCGCTCATGCTGCCCGCCGCGCTCTCGAATACTTCTTCCGGGACGCCGCTGGCTTCATCGACGATCAGAAGCACGTTTTCGCTGTGGACGCCGGCCAAAGATTCCGGGCGCTCGCGGCTGCTGGTGCGTGCGCTGCAGAATGCCTCTGTGGGGCTGCTTTTCAGAACAATTCTGTCGCTGGTGGCCTCAAATAGCTTGTTGATGGCCGGGGGGAGTTCTTTTAGGCGGCGTTTTGTTTCCGCGAATAACGCATCGTAAAGCTGGGCAGCCGTGGGGGCTGTGACGACTACCTTACATGGATAGCGGGTTGTCATGTACCAGAGGAGCAATGTTGCCGCGCAGGATGACTTCCCGACGCCGTGACCGCTGCGGATGCTTAGCCGACGCTCGCCGCTTGCGATGGCGCGCATAACGTCGGCTTGCCAAGGGAGCGGTTCCATGCCGATGACGTGCTTGCAGTAGCCGACCGGATCGTCCTTGTACCGCTTAATAAAGGCGGTCCATGCACCCTGTTTTTCGGCCATTTGTGCGTTTTCGCTCAATAACTATACGCGCGGGTTATACACATATATACCGCCCCCCGCGCTGCGCGGCCGGGGGGGGGTCTGCGCCGATTTCAGCCGTTTAAACGGCTCGAAGCGCGGTCAGATGTTAAACCAACATTTGACAGGTGTTTGTTTTCAATAGGTTACGAGCGGGACATCGCTAATTATTACAATTTAGCGGAAATTAACGACCTTTTCCCCCGGCTCGTCGTCGTCTGGTTCGTCCGCCAAGGTCTGCACAGCGTCGAGGTGTTCGCGCGCGTCGTCGACGCTAACCTTTTGTTTTTCAACGTACAATCCGGCCAGCTTGCCGAGTGCGACGGCAGCCTGCGAGGCCGCGCCATGCTGCCCGGCAGCCGTCGCGCCATCGACCGCGCGCCGCAAATAGCCGCCAATTTCCTCGAAAGTTATGTCTTGGAAGTCGGAATGCTGCGCCTTCAATTCGTCTACCATTACGGAGACCTTGGGGTTTTGCAATAAAAGGCACGCTTCCTTGTGTATGACCGGAGCAGTCATGTTTCCGGTCTTATAGGCGTGGCGGTACGCTTCGCTCGCATTACCAGTTGCGACGTATTTGCGCGCAAATTTCTCCTGTTTAATCGTCAGCTTCGCAGCCACAAAAAAAACGGCTCGCGCCGCTCCCACTAAGTTCCACCGATACGCCGCGATAGCAAATTTTCGCTGATTTGGCAATCGCCTATATAATAAATGACCCAATGTGTATTTTTTTGTTGATTATGATGTAACGTTCTGTTACATTATATATACAACAACGGAAGAGAGACCTGGAGAAAGGGACCCCCAAATGCTAACGCCAGAAAATCTAGTGAAAAATGAAATTGTGTATTGCGTCTCCGCCTTAGTCAGCGAATTCGCAGCCGACGAAACAACCCACGACGAAGACCTGTACCACATTCTCGGCGGATACGAAGAATGCCAAGAATGCAACGGCGAAGGCTGCCACGAATGCGACGACGGCGAGGCACTGGTTGAAGTTTTCGAGCATTGGATCGTCTCGGATTGGCTTGGCCGAGAATTGGAAAAGCAAGGCGAACGTGTCGCGTTTAACTTCCACGGCCTGACAGTCTGGGGCCGGCAAACCACCGGCCAGGGGATCGCAATGGATTATGTAATTGTGAAAATTTGCGAAGCAAAGTGACCACCGTATGGGAGGAATTTTATGTATTACGATAGGTTCGATATCGTCTCGGCGCACTATGCATTCGCTGTCGATTATCACGGCGGCCAATCATCAGAGCTTTATGCACGACAATGCCGCATACGATCCTACTTCACGCCAGGAGCCGCGTGGGAAGGATACGACAGCCTTACAGAAAACGGCAAGGAAATTTATCAACAGTTGGTAACGACCGCCGCCTAGCGCGTTGTTTAAACAGCGCGTTTTGCTGTGTTCATTTTCAGAAAGGGGAAAATGCAAATCGTAAGAACAGCAATCGAAGCAACCGTGTGGGCTTTGTTTCTGCTCATGCTCCTAATGGCCTACGCGATTTTCGCATAGTAGGCACGCCGCCGACGGGTTGCAGCCCGCCAGCGACGCTAACCACAACAAGGAAGGAACCCTTGCAATGGCTAACTATGAATATGATGATTTTTCAGGTAGAGGCAACGGCTACGACTACGAGGCCGGGATGTCGGTCAACGCGCTGCGCGCCTACGAAGATGGCCGCAAGCCGCTCTCAAAAATAACCGCCGACGATCTCAAATTTGCAGGATGGACCGAGACGAAAAAACTCGCGGTCGCACTGGCAAAAGATGGCTTTTGGCGCACGAGCGAATGGCACCATTCGGGCGGCACTTGGTATAACAAGGTTGATTTTTACGATCCCGCCGAACTGGTGCAGGCGTGGGAAGCTGCCGACGACGCGAAGCGCGAAACGCTGCGGAATCTTGTCAAAACTGACAAAAATAACGAGGATGAAGTGCGCGTTAAAGGCTCGTTCCCGATCTGGGGCGGATCGCGTCGGAGGCCGCGCATAGTAGATTACAGAAGTTTTGAAGGAACTAAACGCGGCAATTGGATTTTTCTTGACGAAGGTGGAAAGAAAAAAGCGAACGGAAATCACATAACCTTTTCGATCATATAGCCCACTGACGAGCCGATGAGATTTCGGCGAAACGCCCAAAAGTGGGCGTCTGGGAAGTTAAAAAAGGGAATAGCAAAATGAAACAGATCATCAACGGCAAGGTTTACAATACGGACACCGCGACACTCATTTGTGAAACGGGCAGTCGTACCCATTCACGTTCTGATTTCACTTATGAAGACAGTTCTCTTTATGTGACGAAGAAGGGCGCGTACTTCATCGCCGGGGAGGGCGGACCTATGTCCCGGTTTGCATATGACACAGGCAACGGTAAGACGGGGGGTTCTGGCATCGTTACTGTCTCGCGAGAGGAAGCACTGTCCCTCGCGGAGCGTAACGGCGACAACGATATCATCGAGGAACACTTCGCGGACATGATCGAGGAGGCGTAAGGTGGCGCTATCAGTCGAGGAAATGCGTACCGAGTTGGCTAAGATGGACAGGGCCGGAGCCACACTGGCCGACATGGAAAGGTTTATGTCGGACGAGTCCATGCGCGGCGATGAAGCGAGTGCTGTATATAGCCGGTATCTGTCCGTTCACAATCCCAGCGAATGGCTGGAAGATTTTATCAGTGAGGCTGGGTGATGCGTGTCGAGTTCAACCAAGAGCGTTACGGCAAGTTTACTTTCAACATCGAACTAGACACAGGAGGCGCACCGGGGGAGGAGATTGTCGTTTGGGTATACGACAAAAACGGAGCCGTCGCCCAGGGTGAACGGCAATTCCGCGCCTACTTCCCGTACAAGGACGCCCAAGATCAAGACGCCGATGCAGCGGGAGGAGTTGTTATTGATGGCGACAAGTTCGATGAATCTTACGACCCCGTCGAAAAGTATTGCAGACAATTCGCTCGCGACAAAACGTTTCGCGAGGCTGAACTAACGCGTTGGTATGGGGAAGCAGCGCAATGACCGCCTGGATCGTAGGATTTGACCCGTTTTCCGAGACGGAGCAGGGATATGTGATGCACCGCCAGGCGCCCGAGTTCCTGGCGAAATGGGGCATCGAAAGCGAGGACATGGCGATCCTCGATGACCTGGTCTACAGCGACGCCAAGGAGCCGGATTCCATCGCGGTGCATGCTTTCGAGTGGGCGGATGAGCCGCCGAGCGAGGAGGTTTTCCGGAAAACGATGGCCGAAGCAACCCGTGCCATCGAGGAATTTCTCTTGATGATCGACAGCATCGTCGAGGAGGAGGTCGCACACCAGAATAGCGTTTAAACGCGCTACGAGCGCCGTACAGCGACATCTCGCCCCTTCCGGTAGGTCACCTACCAGAGAAGCCGGAATCGCTCCACAGCGGCCTCGTAGCGCGATTTAAGCAATTCCGGCCCGATCCCCATCATTTTCCCGACGCGGGTCCACTGTGGACCGCGTGGCCGCTCAAAGCCGCGTCGATTGGCGGACAGTGTGACCGCCATCACAACCCGCGAATCCTGCGGATCGACATCCCAAATCAGGTCTATCAAACGGTCCAACCGGTCAATCTGCGCCGCAGTCGGCGGCCCTGCGGAAACTTCCATCTTGTTATAACCATACGCTAAATTCGCATCACGCAGCCAATCGGGCCATGCTGACCGATATTCTCGCGGCCCGCCTTCACGCGGCAGTCGGGCAATGGTGCGGCCAGCTTCAAGTATGTGCTGGTGCATTTCCTCACGGGATATCACCGGTCAGGCGCTCGCGTCCCTTTGCAGGGGCCGCAGAGCCGATTCCCGGCTCCCCAACTTAAAAAATCCAACCCGCAAGACAGGCACCGCCGCATGCGGCGCGAGGCAGATGGCGGCTTGGAGTGGTGATAGCTACGTTTTTTCGGCTTAGAAGGGCAATTCGTCATCTAACACCTCATTTTTCCGTTTTATATCAGTAACTTCCGCCCCCGGCCACGTTTCCTTCACGCGGCCAATCAGCGACGACCGCTCCTCCGCAGCCGCCGCAACCCGCACGATCTCGCTCATCGTCCAGCATCGCACGCCAGGATTTGCCTTGCCGTACCTAATCGCATCCGACGCATCGCGAACGAATGCGTGCGGCACGTCGTTGTCGTCGCGCCACAGCCACGCGTCGACCTCGACCGGCTTCCGCCCCGCTGCCGCGGCTTCCGCATCCAAGGCTTCCCAGCCGCGTATTAACACCGCCGCACGATGCACCACCGCATCAACATCATCATCCCCCAGCGCGGCATCCAATTTTGCTTTCGCCGTGCCGAACCGTGAAGCCGTCGCCGGGGTCACCAAATCCGGCAGCCGATCCACACCCCATTTTTCTTCCATCCGAGACGCCACCGCATCGAGGGGTCGAAGCGCGTGGTAGATGCCGTCAGCAATCGGATTGGTGAACGTCTCTGGCGCGGTCAATTTGTCAGGTCGCTGCCGCCGCCTACCCATCCCGCAGCACTCCGATCATGCGTTTACCCCGCACCCCGCAAACACGTAGTGTGTTTTGCGGGGTTTTGCGGGGTAAAACCACGCATTTGCGCGAACCCCGCATTTGCGTGGTTTTGCGTCTTTGCGTGGTAAGTGCAAAATTGCATCTATCATGCTAATTCACCCAATAATAATTATTGTAGAATCCGATAATTTCCTTCTCCCGCATCGCATCGATAGCGCGTTTAAACACCTCGTGCCGCCGGTCCTTCCCGTCGCCTTTTTCGATCACCATGTAGGCGTAAGTCCTCGCCGCTGACGCAGTGATAACGGTGCGCGTTTTCCCATCGACCAGTTCCGGCTTCCCAACCTCATCAAGCGCGCGTTGGATTTGTCCGTATACGGCTCGTTGATTTGCGCCTTTCGGCATCCGTCGCTCGCGTTCCTCGCCGCCTTCAGCATCGTCAAGCACGATGCTGCTTTCCTCTTCCAGCGACAGCGACCCCGATGGCGGCAGCGGGACCACGCGCGCCGTCAACCGGATCATTTCGGATTCTTCGGCATCTTTTTGCTTGCTGTTCCTGATACTGACGGTATCGCTGCCCGGATTTCGCTTTAGTTCCAATTCAGTATCCACCGCCCCGAAAAGGCTGGAATGCCCCCGCGCGCCGCGCGACGTGTCCTTTCCGGCGTGGTGAATCACCATCACGGCAGCGCCATCAAAGGCGGTTCGTATCTCGTCGCAGCCAGCAATGAATTCGCCCATTGCCTCGCCGCTGTTTTCATCGCCACCGCCAAAGCTGCGCGCCAGGGTATCGATAACAATCAGCGCCGGATCACTGGGCAGCGTTTCGCCTATCTCCCCGATTAACGCCGCCACTTCAGCAGTGTCGCGGATATTCACCGCTTGCGGCAGCACGAAGAACGGCTCTCCATTGTCTTCCACGCCATTATTTTGCAGCCACGCGGTCGCGCGCTTCCTGATCCCGCTCGCGCCCTCCCCGGCGATGTAGAGGACCGGGCCGCCTTTCGTATCTCTCCCGTGCCAACTCGCATTGTGAGCAACGGAAAGTGCAATATCTAACGCGAGAAACGACTTAAAACTGGCCGGTGGTCCGAATACATTTATAAGCGTATTTTGAAAAATTAGACCGTCCACCAATGGCATCGGCGGCGGCAAAGTGGAAAGCTGAGAAAGTGAAAATATGCGGCCAGTTATTTCTTCTTTTGCCGCCTCTTTTTTCGCAACTGTTTCACGGTCCTCACGCAAAGATTTGAGATCAAACCCATAATCCGACGCCCAGTGAAAGATCGACCCGGCACCGATATGCCGCACCTCTTTGATAGAATTCCATGCACGATCGGTCTCGGCCTCGTCGTATTTCTCTGACCGCTGCGACCAGCGATGCGCGAGATCGCGACCATCTTCACCCAGCGCGCCCTTGATGGCGTGCAGCGTGGCAACCCAATCATCATAGTGTTCATCGTCATTCGGCAAAAAAGCGAGAGCGGTCTCGATCTCCCTCATCTCGCCGTCAAGCTCTTTCAGATTGAGCGTCTGCTGCGTCGCCGGCTTCCGCTCACTCACTCGTCCTTTAAGAGTGCCAGCGTTTTCCAGCGCCATGCGACTGCGTTCCAGAAACTCGTGCAGTTGTTCATGCGTTACCAGCGTTAAGTCACCGGCAGCGATGTTCGCGATTGAATCCTGCGGCCATTTATACGGCTGCCGCGTGTCCTCATGGATGCCGCTGGCGACGAACTGCTGCCCCTCGCCCAGTATCTCGACGGCGGCGTCCTCTTTGCAGCTCGGCAGATTGTAAATTCCGGTTTTCTGTTTCCGCCATGCGTCGCCGTCGCAGCGGTACACGAAAAGCGACTTCGGCGATTTACCGATGCGCTTTGGCGCGTATCCAAGAATCTCCTGCGCCAGCCGCTCTACAGCGTCCGCGGTAAAGGGACACATGATATCGATATCAACGGCGACGATGTTATGGTCACCGCCGCAGAGCGTGCCGATGCTGGCGTCTGCGTGCCGATCAAATTGCAGCGCCTCGTCGGGCCGCTTCGTCCACGCCTCAAGTATTGGCCGCTTCCCGCCTCGCGCTACTGGCGTTATGTCGTATCCGGCTTCGACTAGAGACGGGCCGAATTGCGCGTAACGATTACTCCCGCTCACCATCACAGCAATCCATCACAACCCTGCGGCAAGCCGTGCATTCGTAATGACTGCGGACAAATTCCAGCCGCGTCTCGGCACCGCACCAGGGGCAATTGATTAAAGAATTGGGGGGCAAATCTTGCCCCCCGGTTTCGTTAGAATTCATCGCCATCAGCGGCGTCAGGCGCAGCAGCAGGCGCAGCAGCAGGCGCAGCGGCAGACAACATCGCCGGACGATCGATCATCTTCGCGATCTTCCAGGACGGCCCGTAGTAGTCGCCGACCTTTTCCGGGTTTCCGTCCACTAATACGACCGGCAGCTTGTCGCCGTCTTTCTGCGCCTCAAATTCGCCGTAGAGTGCGTTGAAAGCGCTGGTGACAGTGCGCGCCTGATGCATAAACTCAAGCGTGCCGCCAAACGTATCGTTCGAGAAAACGAGCAGCTTGAAGGCGCGTCGCCACTTGTCTTCCTCGTCAGCACCCAATTGCGGGACGGGCGCAGCTTCCGACAGTGACGGGTCCGCCACAAACTCGACGTATTGGCCGTTGTAGCGGCTCCAACCCGTCTGCAAGCTGTCCATGTCGAAGACGCAGGTGAAGCCGTTCGGGAACCGTGTTTCTCCGTCTTGATTCTTTACGAACCAGACGCCGCCTTGGGCGTTGAAACGCAACTTGTCGTGAAACTGTCCGCCACCGTTACCGTCAGAGGCAGAGTCGAGATTAAGCGGCATGAATATCTTCTCCGTTAGTTTTTTGATGAGTAATTTCAACGCCCGTGAGTTCAGAGATTGCCCGCTCCAGGCGCTCCACGCGGTCGAGAAGCGCGGCAAGCGCCGCGATGTTGATGCGGTTTTTCCGCAGATTGCCGAACGTCGTTTTTCGAGTGCCTGCGATCACGGTGGTCGGCACGTTGAATTTCTTGCCGATTGCCTCGTCGGACCAGCCGTCCTTGTACGCAACGTATCCGCCGTTGGTATCGAGGACCGAAGCCATCAGGGTCTGAATCTCGAAACGCACTTTTTGATCTAAACGCATACTTTTTCTCCATTTTTGACGGCACATTTTTTTTGAGCGCGGTGCCGGGTAGCGCTAGACTCCGAACACCTCCTTGGCCTTCGCCCGCGTCTGCGGCGACGACCAGTAGAAGTGGTCGAAATTCGGGATTACGGCGGCGGCGACTTCTTCCTTCGTCTCGAATTTTTCGAGGAAGGTGTTTAAACGCCGCGCGGTCTCGCAAACCTCCA